CTGAAAGTCAAAGACATCAAAGCGGTGAAAAAAATCAGCGATGACCCAAGCAACTGGGACGACGCGCTGCTGTCGCGTATGACCGGTCTGGTGCCGGAAGACATCGATGAGATGGACGCGCAGGACTACATGGCGCTGCAAAAACGATTTCAGCAGCTACTTGGGTTGGATAACGCAGCCGGCGCTGCTGTGGAAAGCGCAGGCCCTGCTGGCGAGGTGGTTTCACTTTCAGCCGAGTGAGATTGATGCGCTGGAACTGGACGACTTTGAACGCTGGCTGGATGAAGCCAGCGAACAGATAAAACGTGAGAACGGTGAGGAAGACTGATTACTGACAGGATTAATTAGGCCACCATCCACCCAACTCGGTCAGCGACAGGACGCTGGCCGTTTTCCTCCCTCACCACCTGTCTTCTTCTCCCGCTTATCACCCGTACTTTTCCTCGCTTTATCCCCGGTTTGTGATGGGGAAACCTAACTGGAGCGGCGCAAGCCGCCGTCTCCGATCCGCCCCGCAAGGGGTTTTTCTGAATGAGAGTGAACCGTGGATATGCTTTTAAACGGTGTCATGCTGGGCAGGGCGTTTGGCGCCACGCTGGATGACACAAAAAAATCGCTGCAGCCACTTAGCGATAAACTCAAACAAGCTGAGGAGTGGCAGCGTCTGTTTAATCAGTCGCTGGAGCGCTTTGGCAATGTCAGTTTGCGCAGCACACAGGTGACATCCCGACTGAGCCAGTCACTAAGTAAATTGGTAACCAATCAGGAACGGCTGGAGAGTATCCAGTCACGTCAGGAAACGCTACGTAGCCGTCGGGGTGAACTCGCCGAGGATTTTCAGACTAAGCGTGCACAGTTTGATTCTGTCATGAAGCCGATTGTGGCGTCGGTCACACGCTATGCTTCATTTGAGGCGCAGTTGCGTGACATCAGCGTTGCTCATGGGATATCGAGTGAGCAAGAAAAGTTGATGGGGCAGAAACTGCGTCAATCTTCTCAACAGGTGAACCAAACGCCAGATGCATTGCTCGGTAGTGCCGGGCAACTGCTTGCTTACGGTATGTCACCGGATCAGGCAACGGATGTTGCGGCAGTTTTAGGGAAAACGTCAACGGCCTCTGGCGCGGCGCTGTCCGATCTTACTGCACTTTCGGCCACATTAGATGACGTGTTTAACCTGAAAGGTGCTAAGGCGCTGGAGGAATCCTTCTCCCGCATGCTGGCGGGCACGAAACAGGGTTTCTCCATGGCGTCGATGACGCAATACGCGACTGCGCTAGCTCCAGGGTTTACGGCGATGGGGGCGACGGGCAATCAGGCGTTGAGTCAGTTGGTTTCCAGCCTGAGCGCGACAAAAGGCGCGGATACGGAGGCGAACACGGCTGCCCGGTTGGGAAGTTTCATGAATTCGGTGGGACGAACCGACATTGCCGATAGCTACTACAACGCGGGCGTAGATTATAACGCGTCATTAAAAAGCTACATGAAAGGTGGGTATTCACAGTACGACGCTGCGGTTCAGATTAGTAACCGATTCATCGACAGCAAAGGTAGTCAATTCCAGCAGCTATGGGATAAGGCCAGTAAAGCGGGCAACGTAGACGCACAGCAAAGTTTAATGCAGCGCTACGGATTGCAGGAGGTGTTCCGTACGCCAGAAGCTGTCAATCATGCGATGTCGATGAAGCAGAACTGGCAGAGCTATCAAGCGAACCAACAGCGGATGAACAGCCCAGCAGCCACGCAAACGCTGGATCTCGACTTCGCCCGGCAGAATGACACATTGACCGCACGCTGGAACCGAATGACAACGTCAGTGATGAATATTGCACTCAATGTGGGGGAAGCGCTGGTGCCAGTATTGATTTCCTTGAGTGACATACTGATTCCTATTCTGGATCAACTGGTGACCTGGACGGCGGCGAACCCTGAACTGGTTCGTGGGATCGTGATGGCCGTCGCCGGTTTCTTCGCGTTCAGAATGGCATTGAGCGGGGCGAAGCTGGGGATTACCACACTGCTATCGCCTTTACTGAGCGTTTGGGAAGGTATTTTGCAGGTTCAGCGTGGCTGGCAGTTGTTCAATGCGGGATTAAGAACGACCGGAGTGTTGCAAGGTATTGGGGGGATTTTGAGCCGGCTGGTTGGTGGAGTTGGAGCATTCGGACGTATGCTGCTGATGAATCCGATTGGCTTGGCAGTAACGGCAATTGTGGGGGCTGTTTACCTGATTTACCGATATTGGGAACCGATTAGTGCATTCTTTAAAAACCTCTGGTCGCAAGTCAGTCAGGCTTTTAATGCGGGATGGGAAGCACTCAATAATGCGGTATCCGGTGGTGTAGTGGGTATTACAGCGTTACTGCTCGACTGGTCACCATTTGGCGTGCTGTATTCCATCTTCGCTGATACCGTTAGCGAATTGGGTATTCAACTTCCCGGTAGTTTAAGTGAACTCGGTGGCGTGATTATTGATGCATTGGTTAAGGGACTGACTAGCGCTTTCCCCGAGTTAAAAAATGTCCTGAAAACGATCGACGAATTTATCCCTGATAGCGTTAAAGACTTTCTGGGTATTGGTTCGAAAACCGCGTCTATCGAAGCTAACAGCCAATCTGTGGCTGCCGGTGTTATGACCCCGCCAGTTCTGCAACCTACGTCGGTATCTGCGTTGTCGCTAGAACCAACACCGTCTATTGAATCACCTAAGGCTGAGAACACTGCGTCAACCCCGCAACAGCGTGTCGCACTGACACCAACTGTCGGTGGAGCAAAAGGTAAGTTAGTCAGCGCTGCCCCTTCTGAGCGTGTTCAGGTTGCTTTTTCTCCCACCATTTATCTCAACGGCCAGAAGGCAGCGCCAACGCCTGAAATGACGAAGACGCTGACGCTTAGCATGAATGAACTGGAAAATATGTTGAACAAGCTGCTCACTCAGCGTGAGCGCAGGGGGTACGCCTGATGTTTGCGGTATTAGGAAATATTGAATTTAAAGTGACCGCCTACTGGGACGGCTTTAATACGTCATTCGGTGCAGATTATGCCGAGCATGGCCGCATTGAAGGTAAACCCGGTCTGCAATTCATCGGTGCGAAGCTGGACGAGATTACTATTAGTCTGGTGTTTCACAAGCAGTACTGCACGCCGGATGTGGAATTGAAGCGGTTGACTGAGGCGATGCGGGCGCATCAGGCGATGGCGTTAGTCTTCGGCAATGGGGATTATCGCGGCTGGTTTGTGATTACGGCACTGACGTCGACAAGTGAACATACCGACGCGAAGGGCAACGTATTAGCCATGAATGCCTCGCTAACGCTGCGAGAATACATTGGCGATCCGAAAAATCCGCTCAAGCCGCCGGCGATACAGACGCCCGTTCCTAATGTTAGCGCCATCACCCAGGCGGTCCAGAAAGTGAGCAATTTTTCAGCTTCACTACGCACGGCTGTCACGTATGCCAAGAAGGCTCAATCAGCCGTTAAGGCGGTGAAAACCACCGTTCAGATTGTAAAACGGATGAAGAACAATCCCGAAACCGCGCTGTTGCAAATTCCCGGGCTACTAACGCAAGTCGGGAATGTATTGACGCCGTTAAGTGAGGTGGAACCGGCGTTTAAAAAAGCGGCAGAGGCTATTTCTGATGCAGCGGTTCAGGCAGAGAAGATGATGCCTGAAATTACAGCGGTTAATAAAGCGGCGAATGAAATGCTGAAGCAGGTCAAGCAAGTTGCCACCTTGTTGCAGGGCGTCGACAGCAAAAACGTTATCGAGAAGCTGGAAGCCATCAGTAAACATGTGGAGGCCGCGAGCGACACATTTAAAGGCGCTGAACCTGCGCTGAGCAAACTGACGGCGGAAATCGTGAAGAGGGTTGAAGCATATGCACCTTGAACATATCACTACACAGGGCGAACGCTGGGATACCTTGTCCTATCGGTATTACGGCGATCCGCTCGGCTATCCGCGGATTATTGCGGCTAACCCGCATATCCCCATCGTGCCGCTGTTGCCATCGGGTTTGGTGGTGCTGATTCCGATTATTGAACAGGCTGAGGCCAGTAAAGCGGAGGATACCCCACCATGGCTGCGTTAACGGAAGAACTAACTCTGCTCGCTCCTGCGATGTCGGAAGTACTGCAACCGGCGTTCACCCTGTGGTATCAGCAAAAAGACATCACCAATGATATCGCGCCGTATGTTACCAGCGTGACGTATACCGATAGCATCAAGAATGAGTCTGATTCGATTGAGGTCAGGCTCGATGATACCGATGGCCGCTGGATGGATAAATGGTATCCCGGTACGGGCGATACATTATCGCTCAAGCTCGGCTATCTCGGTGAAATGCTGTTTGACTGCGGCACTTTCTCGATTGATGAAATTGAGGTGAACTCACCGCCGAGCGAAGTGATGATTCGCGGCGTTGCGACATCGGTCAATCGTGCGTTGCGAACCAAATCAAACCGCGGTTTTGAAGATACGACGTTAGCCGCCATTGCGACGCGCATAGCGAAAAAACATCAGTTGATGCTGGTAGGGAAGATTCAAATCATCAAGATCGATCGTGTTACGCAATATGCTGAAACCGATGTCGCTTTTCTAAAGCGGCTCGCCAGTGAATATGGCTATGTCGTGAAAGTGGTCAGCGACCAGCTGATTTTTTCCCATCTGGCAACGCTGCGCAATCAGGCGTCTGTTCGGCAAATTAAGCCAACGGACGTCGCGCGTTTTTCACTGAGCGATACGATCAGCCACGTCTATAAAAACGCTAAGACGAAATATCAGAAAGGAAGTGAAAAGAAACTGATGGTTTATGAAGCCAACGGTGGCGCGAACAACGAAATGAAGTCTGCCGGTGCTGAGACCAGTGCGGATACGTTGAAAGTTAACGTGCGCGCGGCGGATGCTTCTGGAGCGAGGATGAAAACGGATGCCGCATTGGATGCGCACAACGAAAAGCAACAAAAGGGGTCGATGACGCTGATGGGCAGCCCGCAGTTGGCGGCGGGGAATAAAGTGGAACTGGTGTCGTTCGGCCAACTTTCTGGCCATTGGTTGATCGAATCGGCTCGCCATGCTCTGGAACGTGGCAGTGGTTATACCACGGAGATTGGGTTGATTCGCGGGCCGATTACGGTGGGCAAGCGGAAATCGGATGGTGGAAAAACACTGGTGACTTACCACCCGGATGGCAGCCAGACAACGCAGAAGGTTAAGAGCAAAAAGGATATAGGCTTATGAGTTTATCTCGTCGAATTGGCACGATAAGCGCGGTGGATGAGGCTCGCGTGATGGTGCGCGTTCGTCTACCAGAGTGCGACAATCTGCGTACGGCCTGGCTGCCGGTATTACAGCGCAATACGCAGAATAATAAGGATTATTGGTTGCCGGATATTGGCGAACAGGTCGAAGTTCTGCTGGACGGAAATGGCGAGGATGGCCTGGTGCTGGGGGCGATTTACTCTGCCGCCGATGTGCCAACGCTGGCAGATAAGTACAAAAGGGCGGTAACGTTCGCTGACGGCGCGCATATTGAATACGATCGCCAAACGCATACGTTAACGATCAACGGCGGTGTGCAGCATATTGCGATTAGCTGCGGTGCTGACGTGGTGGTTAACGCTCAGCGCGTCACTATTAATGCGCCAGAAACGACGGTGACGGGCAAGCTACTGGTGCAAGGGCAACTCACCTACGAGAGCGGGATGTCCGGTTCCGGCGGTGCCAGCCTCAGCGGTGATGTCAGTATCTCCGGCAACGTCAGCGCCAGTGGCAGCGTCATGGATGCTGGCGGCAACTCCAATCACCACTCGCACTAGCACGTTCTCTAAACCGCTTTAATATTTCTTCCTCCCACCGGGGGCGACAATAGCCCCCTATGAAAACTCAATCTGTTTTTTGGCAACCGGCACTGCAACGTTCTGGCGACATCGTCGAAGGAACGGCAGATATCATGCAGGCGATTCACATCATCCTGCGGACACCCTGCGGCAGCGACCCACATCGACCTGACTTTGGTAGCAATCTACATCTGTATCTCGATTATCCGATCGATCGTGCGATCCCGCATGTCGTCAGGGAATCGGTAGACGCGATCAAACGATGGGAACCTCGCTGCCAGCTACTGGCGGTTAAACCTTCTGTGAATGGGGCTCACCTGACGCTGCATGTTAGCTGGAAAACTGCTAACGGCGCGACACAGACCACGGAGTTGTTATGGCGCTGACAGAACCCAATTTTATTGAACGCGATGCGGCGAAGATTACCGCCGAAATGATCGCGAAATATGAAACTGATTCGGGGAAAACACTCTATCCGGCGCAGGCCGAACGCCTGCTGATTAACCTCTTTGCCTACCGGGAAACTTTATTGCGTAGTGCGGTCCAGGAAGCCGCCAAGCAGAACCTGGTTGCGTTTGCTCGTGCACCGATGCTGGATTACCTGGCAGAACTGGTCGGCGTCTACCGTTTGGCGGCGCAGCCGGCACGTGCAGAGCTTCGCTTTACTCCTGAAACACCGTTAGTCAGCGATCTGCTGATTCCTGCGGGCACCCGCGTTAGCGCGTCAGACAGCGTGATTTTCACCACCGACAGCGATGCACTGCTGAGAATGAACGGTAGCGGCGTCACCGTGTTGGCGACCTGTACCGAAAGTGGCGATGTGGGTAATGACTGGCTGCCTGCCCAGATCAGTACGCTGTTGGATGAGATTGGCGACAGCGATTTAAGCGTCATCAATATCACCAAAAGCAGCGGCGGTTCCGCCGAGGAAGATGACGATCGCCTGCGTGAACGTGTTCAGCTGGCACCGGAATCGTTCAGTACGGCGGGATCGAAGCTGGCGTATCGCTTCCATGCGATGCGGGCACACCAAAACATTGTCGATGTGGCGGTGATGTCGCCCGAACCGGGTGAAGTGGTGCTGTATCCGTTGCTCAGCACGGGGTTGCCGGACAGCAGCTTGCTCTCGCTGGTGGAAAGTTTTTGCTCCGACGAACAGGTGCGTCCACTGACGGATTTTGTTTCCGCCAAATCACCCACGCAGGTGGATTACGCCATCAGCGCCAAATTGACGCTGTTTAACGGCGAACAGGCTGGCGTCGTTCAGGCCGCCGCAGAAAAAGCGGTTCAGGCCTGGGTTGAAACCCGTACCGCCACGTTGGGGCGCGACATTGTCCCAAGCCAGATTATCGCCACGTTATCCATCCCCGGTGTGTATCAGGTGGAGCTCGTTTCGCCGTCATTGATGGTGCTTGATGACAGTGAATGGGCGAACTGTACGGGAATCAATGTCAGCGTCGTCGGGGTGTCGAATGGCTGATTCACTACAACTGTTGCCACCGCCATTGGCGGCTGACGCCAGCTTTCGTTCGCTGGCGGAGCTGGCCGACCGCTTTGATGACATCGATCTGAATGCTTTGCTGGTTTATCTGATCGATATCACTGAAGGCAGCGCCTTGCCCTGGTTGGCAGAGCAGTTCTCGTTGTTTGGCGACGGCTGGGAATTAGCGGAGTCGGATGACTCCAAACGTGCGCTGATCAAGGCCGCTATCGATCTGCATCGCAGTAAGGGTACGCCTTGGAGCATTAAAGAGATCATCCGCCGCTTCGGCTTCGGTGACAGTACGCTGATCGAGAACATTGGCCACCTGAGCTACGACGGCGAAGCCACCTACAACAACCTTTATGTGCACGGTGATAAAGCGGCGTGGGCGGTTTATCGCGTACTGCTAAAACAACCGATTACCAACGATCAGGTCAGAATGCTGCGCAATGCCATTGGGATGTTTGCCCCGGCAAGGTGCCACCTGGCCAGTATCGAATATTGGGAAGTGCCTATCCGCTACAACCGGACGGCAATATACGACAGTAACTACAATCATGGGAGCGCTTGAACATGGCGAATTTGTCAGAGAACCCACAATGGGTTGACGGCATTTACCAAATCGAAACGTCAGATCCGGTCGTGGGTGGACCGGACGGTGTTTCAAACCGGCAGGCTAAAGAGTTAGCTAGTCGTACCAGCTATTTGAAAAAAGAGCAGGAAAAAACGGGCAGCGATCTGGCGAAGCACACCGCCGCCGCCGATCCGCATACGCAATATGCACCGAAGGAGAATCCCACCTTTATCGGTACACCGAAAGCGCCAACGCCTGCAACCGACAGCAATAGTCAGCAGATCGCGACGACGGCATTTGTGCGTTCGGTCGGTGCGACGAAATTGGCTAAAGATCAAAACGGGGCAGATATTCAGGATAGAGAACTGTTTAACCGCAATCTGGGTTCATCGCGTGCATACAGTTCTTCTATCTCCATTGGAGGAAGCGCCGGTTTATGGACAACCGCTGAGTTTATTGGCTGGTTAGAAAGTAAGGGTGCCTTTGTTCACGCCTATTGGGTATGTCGTGGTTCGTGGTCATACGTCCACAATAAAATCATCTCTGACACTGAGTGTGGCCAAATACCACTGGCTGGTTCTGTTGTTGAGGTCATGGGGCAAAACGATGCCACGACAATCAGGATAACAACGCCTTCAACAACGCCAACTGGGCTTAGTGACTCAGCGAATGCACAATTCACCTATGTCTATAACGGTATTGATTATTCTCCAGGTTGGAGACGTGATTACAATACGAAGAATAAACCGACGGCGGCTGATGTTGGCGCGTTACCGGTGAATGCAGTGGCTCAGGCAGCGGCAAAACTCGCAACGCCCCGTACCATCAACGGCGTCCCGTTTGATGGCTCGGCCAATATTGCACTGACTCACGCAAACCTCGGTTTAACTGAAACTGTTAATCTTGCTGCTGGGGCGTTGGAAAAAGCCAAGAATGGCACGGATATTCCAGACAAAGTGGCATTTTACAACAACGTGACACTACGTGGCACATTAGTAGATGGTATGACGTTCGCCAA